GCTGCTGCTCGTCGGCAAAACCAGGGATGTTCTTCACCACATCGCGGCCTTCAGGCACCGACGCCTTGCGCGCGAGGATGGCGACACCGTTGTACGTCTTCTGACCCGTGAACAACGAGGCATAGCCGGCGGCGTCCAGCTCGGCCAGGGGGTAACGGTCATCGGGTAGCTTCAGTTCCTGCAGGCAGAGCAGATCGATGGGGGTGGCGTCGGCTTCGCGCTCGCCCAGCCATTGCAGCACGTGCGGTAGGCGGACCTTCAGGGAGTTAACGTTCCAGGTGGCGACGCGCATGGTTCGGGAGTTTTCTTTTAACTTCAATTGCTTAGGGTGGGGTGCCAGCCGGAAATTTCCTTCTGGCTACCCATTTAGCTACCCACTTTGCGGGCACTGGCGAGTGTGGCATCCGCGTTGCGCGAATGCCACTATGGTATCAGCGGGCGACCCTCGCCCGGTCGATCATGGCCCTCACGCTATCAGCGGTAATGCCGCTCGAGCGCGTGCCGATTTTCACGAGCTCCAGCGCACCCGAATTGACGAGGCGGTAGATGGTCGAGCGGGACACGCCCAGCTTCGCCTGCGCCACGTTGATGCGGTAGATGAGAGCCCCGGTGTCCGGCGTGGCATTTTCAATGATCTTCATGTTGAACTCCAGTGGTTAGTTGCTGCTTGCAGGGTCAGCCCCAAGTCGAGGCCTTGTGTCAAATCCTGTTGAGCCCGCGCCGTAGCGGGCTTGCGCCACCTACGATGCCGCGATGTATCGATCAAACCTCTATCGTGAGTCGCTGCGCTGGTGGGCAACGGCTATCGTCATCGTCTGCATTGGCGCCATGGGCGCTTGTGCTATGTATGCCTAGCGCCGGCGGGCAGTGCCCGAAAGCCATTACCGCTTCGATGAAGGCGAGCGCTGCTTCCGCATTGATCGCGTTACCGTAGGCGCGCAGGCGTCCCACTCGCGCGGGAGCCCCATGAGCCAGCGGGAATGTGCCGGGTTCAACTGGCCGCCACTTTCCATCCCGGCACAGCAGCCAGTCAGTATCTCGCCAGAGGCCGTTAGCCGGGCCGGCTGCGGCGGATAGAGCGTCATCAACTGAGCCAGCGTCAACCCGAACCCGTTGCCGTTCATCGCTTTCGCCTTGCAGCGCTGTCGACGGTCGGCGAGGGCTTCCGCGTTCGCGTGTCCAAATTCGTTCGCGCTCGGTGTCGGCCAACCCGAGACGAACGCGACTGTCTTCCGGCTGCTGTCGTTGTTGCCGGCTGCATTGTTGCCGTTTCGAGCCGGTGTTCCTGCCATCGGGGTCGGCCATCCAGCCATCCGGGCCACCTCGTTCAGCGGCGCTCCCTTGCCACCTCGATCGTGTACGCCCGCGAGATTCGCGCCCTTGTGATCGCGCGCTTGCGGCGTGGGCCACCCAATAGAGTCTGTCGCGGATGTGCGGCGCACCGACGCCCGCAGCCGGGAACGGCACCGCCCCGAAGGCGTACGCCATGGCTTCCATGTCATCGTGTACAAGGTCGACCCAAGCGTCTGCGTCTTTGCCCGCAACCTGTTCTCCAAGTACCGTTGGAGGGCGGCGCTCTTTGATGAGGTGGTGCCACGCCGGCCAGAGGTGCCGCTCGTCATCAAACGCAAGTCCTTTGCCTGCCGTGCTGAAAGGTTGGCACGGGCAGGAACCGGTCCAAACAGGTCGGTCGTCGGGCCAGCCGGCACGCCGCAACGCGTACGACCAGATGCCGATGCCGGCAAAGAAATGGCATTGCGTGTAGGGCTTGAGATCGTTGGGGTGTACATCCTGTATGTCTCTTTCATCTACGTCGCCTGGCGCGATGTGGCCGGCGGCGATCAAGTTCCGAAGCCAGGCCGCTGCGTACGAGTCGAGTTCGTTGTAGTAGGCGGTCAATTCTTGCCGCCCGCCTGCTGCGTGGGGGCGGGCGGCGCCAAGAACATGCACCGGATGTGCCACGCGATTCCGTCGCGGTCGCTCTGCGTCGGGTTGCGCAGGTATTCCTGAGCAATGCAGTGGGCGGCGTAGGCAATTGCTTCCTCAGCCACGTCCGCCCGATGGCCGGACTGAGCGGCGCGGTAGATGACAGGCGGCTCGCCGATGATTGCTTGCAAGCCTGGGACGCGAGCTGGATCGCTGGTCCACGCGCGAATGAACCCCTCAGTTTCACTGCCCTTTTCGTAGGCGTGCCAGACATACATGGTGTGTATGCCATCCGGTGCCGACTCGGCCTGATGCGTGACCATTTCGTCGACATCAACAGAATGGTCGGTAACAACCGGCTCCGATGCTTTGCCATCACGCATCACAACGCCCCCCGCTTCGGCCGAACAGCGCCGTTGATCTTCTGCATACCCATACGGCGCCCACCACGGCGCGCGGATTCGATGACTTCCTGACACGAGCGATGCGTTTTGACGGCGCTGTCGAGATCCCGTGCGCAGGGGATGCTGATGCTCTCCCACACGACGACGCCATTGACGCGCAGGGTGTAGCTGCAATGCAGCGAGCCGGGCAGGGGGCGGCGTTGCACGTCGTGCTTGCCGATGCGGAGGGTGGCGGGGGTACGGTTCACTATGCGATGCATGGTTGGTCTCCGTTGCGGCTGGTCAGTCGTCGAAGTCGCCTGCAGCCAGTTTCTTGAGGTCGACCCACACGCGGCGGGTCGTGCGAATGCGCGGATGGGTGCGGGCGTGCGCGGAGGCCTCGATGGCGGTGCGGATGGGGCCGGCGGCGAGCGCTTGCGCATCCGTGCAGATGAGGCGGAGCTTGTTGCGCTCGGCGAGCACGGCCGCGTCCGCGATGGGGCGCGGCGGCATGTCAGGCCCCGAGCACCATTGCGGCATCGGGCGCGATGGCGCCGGCGAGGCCGAACGCGAAGAGCACTACGGCAAGGCCGAGGGCGGGGTGGTGGCTGAAGTAGCCGGACGCGAGGCGGTGGAGGGCGGAACGGTGCATCGTGTCCTCCTCATGCCTGGCGCTGGGTGATGCGCGTGGGCTCTGTCTCGGACGTTTCGTCGAGATGGAGCGCGTATGCGTGGAAGGCTAGAACCACGCCGAGGGCGGCGAGGTATGCAGCGATATGAGTAAATCGAATCGGGGTGTTCATCGTCGCTCCTTGTTGCTGATGGAGTGAGATTACCCATGGGTATTTATTTAAACAATACCTGAATCGCCGCTTAGTGTAGAGAATTGTGGACGGGAGGGGAGCGCAATAGCCGTGGGTCCGGCCGCTAACAGCCCGGGGGGGCAGTGCGTCATTCCGCAGATAAGTTGCCTGTGTCCAGACCCCGCATCAATCCATCGCAAGATGTTAATAGATCACATGGGTGACGGGTGTCCGCATAAGTGTGGTGTTTTACGGTCAACCCTGGGCGACTGCGGCGCCGCATCCCTTTGCACGTAATAGCAGAAAAGGTATAGTTGGCACATGCCAGCGACTAGGAGCATTCTCCAGTCATGCGTCTGGCCTCTCCAGGCTCTGCATCCATTTACGGGTGGGCGGCGTGCTCTTCTTGGGCTGCCGCCCAATTCGTAAGTAGGCCGACGAACGCCCCTTTCCCTGCGCACACCAGTTCCTCATCGGAATGGACAGCTTGTACTTCGGTGTGCGGTCATGCCAACATCAGCTATTCGCCCTCCGGGAGCAAAACCGGATTTGGGCCGCAACTGGTCGTCGCTCGGTCGTTTAGGCTGTCGGTTTGCCCTCTAAATGCTCATCGTCTCTCATGGTAAAGAAAAAATTAGAACAGATCTTTCAGGCCATGTACCACGGAAAACTCGATTTCCAAGATTTCCTCGCTGGAGACGTACGGGAAAGATATAAGGAGCATATCTATAAAGAGCGATTTACCGGTCGAGAGCGGTTGACTTATATTCCAGACAAGACCTTAAAAAGGTATCACGCCTTTCTTAACCAATTCGTCTTCGACTATCTGGATGTAAACGAGAGGGTTGTGTTTTCGTATAGAAAAGGGGTAAATGTTGCGTCCGCAGTGTCTTTGCATGCTTCAGGAAAACATTTCCTACAAGCCGATATTAAGAATTTTTTCCCAAGTATTGACGATTCCTTGGTGAGGCGCGTAACTGGCCTCGCTGTAGAAAAATGTCCCATTGAAGACTTGGGTGAGCATATCGACAGAATCGTAAGGCTTGTCACCGTAGACGACAAGATTCCTTTGGGGTTCTCTACGTCGCCAACTATTAGTAACGCTGTGCTTAGGCCTTTCGATGACCAGCTCGAGGCTTATTGCCAAAATCACGGCCTCGTGTATAGCCGCTACTCGGACGACATTATTCTTTCTGCGCAATCGAAGAGCGAGCTTACACCTTTGGTCGGCGAAGTCGACAGGCTCTTAGCGAGTTGTGGCCTGGCGGGAATGGTGTTGAATCCAAATAAAACTAGAATATCTAGCGTCGGAAATAAGGTCAAACTGCTTGGGGTGGTAATTCTTCCTAATGGGAAAATTTCTGTTGATGCGAAGTTGAAGAATTTTGTTGAGACGGCGCTCTATCTTTATAGTAAAGATACTCTTATGTTCCGTGATTTCCTTGAAATGGATATTGGGAGCGCTATGGAGCGAGTATCCGGCTATGTTAACTACATTTCAACTGTGGATGCGTCCTATGTGGACTTTCTCCGTAGGCGGTATGGTGTAACTGTCGTCGATACGTTCATTCATTACTCTAAAAAGTAAAGTCATGCTGACGCTCGATATCGAGAATGTCCAGCATATAACGACGGCGAAGCTGGAGCTAGACTTAGGGCGACATGGAATTGTTTGCCTGGTGGGGCGCAACGGTGTCGGAAAGACGACCTTGATAAAGGCGCTAAGTAATTTGCGGCAGGCGGACACGTTCAAGCGCACTGCAGTAGATGGAATATTCAGCGAAACCAGCAAGATCTTGTATCGGTACGGCGAAATCGCATACGAATTTTTGTATGACAAACGACTGGGGTCGCTGAATTGCCGAACATCTGTTGCGAGTTCCGTGAAGGAAGGCATCGAAGTTGAGTTGCCGATGCCCCATGGAGAGAGATTCAATTTCTTCCAGAGCATAAGCGATGCCGATCATGCCATCCGAAGCAAAATCGTACTCGAAGACTATACAACGCCTGACGAGTTGATTGGTTTTCTTCGTGAAATTTATGGCGTAGATAAATTCGAAAAATTAAGGCAAATAGATGTAAAAGGTAAGTCTTATTTTTGCCTCGTATTGGATGACAGCAGGTATATAAGAGAAGACTATTTCAGTTCGGGTGAGTATTTTCTTATCTGCTTGTATAGAAAAATTCGTGCTAGAAGCAAGCTGATCGTTATTGATGAAATTGATATTTCTCTTGATGCGGTGGCTCAATCGCGGCTGGCGGCAAGTCTGAGGGCCTTTTGCGATCGCTATGAGGTGAATATTTTGTTCACCACGCATTCTTTAGCGATGATCAGAACACTTGAGGCGGGGGAGCTGTTCTATATCGACTACAATGAAGGCGTTATAGATATAAGGCCAAGGCCGTATAGCTACATTAAATCTGTTTTATTCGGATTTGTGGGGTGGGATCGCTATATTCTCGTCGAAGATGATATTCTGTGTGAGTTTGTTGAATTTGCCATTAGAAGATACTTGTCAAACGTCTTCTACTCACACAAGGTTATATATGTTGGGGGCGGAAGAAACACGATTGATTTGATGAATCGAAATGCAGGGGAAGGCTTCCTTGCTCCGGCTGCCAGTGTGATGGCGATACTCGATGGTGATCAAAGGGACGAGCGATACTTGCGCCATGCTAAAGGCTTGGTGTCACTTATTCCTTGGTTAAGCATTGAGAAAGAGGTGTACCGAAGATATTTTGAGTTGAGGGAGTTTCCTCGCCTCCCAGAAGGAGAGTACGCAGGCATCGAAAAGCAGGATGGTAAGGCGCTATTCAAGGCGATGCAGCGCGAAAAGGTCCTTTCGCGTGAAGATATTTTTTCCCATCTTTGCGATACGACTGAGGCGGAAGTTCGTGAGTTTGTTCGTGTGCTTGAGAACTTTCTTTGCAATTGATTTTCCCATAGGCAGTTCGCTACCGTTTCGATGTGCAGCTGTGTAATGCTCTGCAGGAAGGTCGTAGCTTCCGGCGGCCCGCGCAACTGCTTGGCGGACGCGAGCAGGCGAGTGCCTGCTCAGATTGTCAGGAGACACCTTTGAAGTTTCCCGCTTTTTTAATAACGGCTCCCTTCATTTTCAACATGGCGGTTGCCAATGCTGCCGGCGAAGATGGTCCCAAATCTGTGGGGGTTGGAATTGCGGACGGCCGTGGCACCTCGATTGGACTGAGATTCACGCCGCCCGAGGAGAAGGGTTGGAGCGCTGAAAGATCGGGGATCAGTCTGACCCTTAGAAGGAACACCAACTCTGATAGTGAAAGCAAAGAGATCGAAGCGTACATGATCAGACTTGACGCTCCAGCTTCACCGATTTCGAACTACGTCGAGACTATCAAGAGCAATCTTCTGGGCGGCTATGCTGGCAATAAGAAGTTCAAGATAAGCGCGCTGGAGGTTGCCGAGGATCCAAAGGAAACCCGATGCGCCAGAGGGCATTTGCTGTTGGAAGCGATTCAACCCGACCAAGCGAGCCAAGAGAAGAAATGGAGCGAGCAATTCTTCCTTTCATGCGGGCTGCTTAAGCACAAGAGTGTCGGTTTCGAGTTGCGCTACTACCATAGATACGCAGACTCTAAGAAGGACGTTCAATTTGCAGAAGAGGCCCGTCGGGTGCTGGACAGCGCAACAATTGAAGACAACTGAAAAGAGCGTAAGCACCCGATCAGCACCGTAGCTTCTGATGTTGACGGCGCTACGTGCCGACCGACTCAACGGGAGTGGCGCCGACGATCCGCTGCATCGCGGTTTCCACCTCCCTCAGCACTTGATCTCCTTCACGTAGCATCTCGTCTGAAAGCGCGCTTGCGTTGGCCGAGAAGAACGCCGCCTCCTGACCGGCGGGAGGCATCCAGGCGGCCACTTGAGCACGTGCATTGCGAAAGAGCTGAATCGCATTGAGCAGTTCCAACTTCGCTTGAGGCGTCGACCGCCCTGGCTGCCTCACAAGTTCCCATAGACAGTTCGCTACCGTTTCGATGTGCAGCTGTGTGATGCTCAGCAGGATGGCCGTGGTTTCTGGTGACGCGCGCAACTGCTTACTGAAAGCGAGGCGAAGCATATGCTCGCAACGGTGATAGCGCGCAGTGGCATCGTTCCATTTTTCCTGCAGAGTGGCTTGCATAGCTTGGTCTAAGGCTCCTGGTTGGGGTTGGGCTGCATGCTGGGGACGGTTGCCGGTTTCGGCGGGCTGTGGCTCAGAGCCTTGCTCTTTCGCTCGCAGCTTGATTGCAAGACGCAGCTGCATTGCAGCGTCCGCAGCCTCGTTCAATCGATGCCTGTAGAAACCTCCGACGACGAGAGCCGGCTTGTGGGTGGGCGACGTAGGTTTCAGGATGAGCGCTACCCCGTCGTATGCGTCGCTCTGAACGTGCTCGAGCAACAGAGCCACTGCGCGATCGAGATCTCTCCGATACGCAGCAGCAAGACGTACGTCTTGTGTTTCGCTCTGGGGAGGTGTTCCAGGCGGTGTGCGCGTGCCTGGCTGGGGGAACTGAATGAGGATGCCCATTGTTGATTCGACTGACGGCCCGCGCGGGCAGTCATGTTGTTGGTGGGCGGCCAACAATAGAATAAGAATTCTCTTATTCGCGTCTCGCTCAACAGGAAACAAAAAATCCCGCCGAAGCGGGATTCTTTAACTGGCGCGCTTGCGCTGCGCCTTTGCCTTGGGAAGCGGGGGGTAGCCGTAGTCGGATGGCTCGGCAACCTCTGCCGGTGCTTCCTCAAAGCGTTTTGCCTTCGGACCATCTGATCCGACAAGCCGCTCGCCACCTTTAAGCTGCTTCTTTGCCGCAAGCACCGCTTCAAGAGTTGCAATCGCTGCCTCGATGTCTCGTTCAGACAAGTCATTCAGTGCACTGATTGCAAGTGCGCCAAGGTCCGGCGCTGGCGGGGCCTCGTCTTCTGCATCGAGGGAGAAAGGGGGCAGGTGGAGCGCTTGCTCAATCTCGCGAGCGACGTCTTCGCCGATGCGCTTGCCGCCGGCTTTGCCTTCCTCGTACAGCATGCGCCCGACGTATGACTGCGCCTTCCCGATTGCTTGGGCGAGTTTGACGATCGAGCCCTCGAAGCGAGTGACTCGAATCTGGTCCAGCCGCTGTCGACGTCGTTCGTACTTATCCATTCTTTACAAATTCCGGCCCTGTTTTTCGCGGAAACGCCCCGCCAAGGTATTGAGATAAAAAATACCCGTGGGTACCATCGCCGCATGGAAAACCTGCGGGCTTACTTAAACGCAATGTCACCGGACAAGCAGGCAGATTTCGCGCGCTTGTGTGGTACGACGATCCGCTACCTGCGGAAGGCGATCAGCCTCCGCATACGGTTAGGGCCGATGTTCTGCGTCGGCATCGAGAGGGAGACGTGTGCGCTCGTCACGCGCAAACACCTCCGTCCGGACGACTGGCATCTGATCTGGCCCGAGCTCGTCTCCGCCCGCGCGCCATCTTCACGGCGACACCTGCGGCCAATGCGGCCCAAACCTCGAATGATACCGGCAGCGGCATCCGTGGCCCGTCTTCGACGCATTCGTCGCAGGGGCAGCTTCCACACGCTGGATCGCGCCTTTCCAGCGATGAGGCGAGTGTACGCGCCCACCAAAACCGCCGGTAGTGCGACCCGCACGGCGGCCCTATGACCTCACTTTAGGAGACACCTCTTGAGCCACCACTATTCCGAAATCAATCAACACGACGCGCTCTATTGGGTGGCGCGCGGCTACCCGGGCGGCGTTGAAGGATTGGCCGCGCGGATGGACAAATCCGCCGCGGTGCTGCGCAACAAGCTGCTGCCGCATGTGCAGACGAACTACGTGTCGTTCGAAGAGGTGTCGGTGATTGTCGAGCACGCGGAAGGCGCCGGCGTGCCGAACGCGAAGCTGCCGATTCAGGCGCTGTGCTGGCGGCACGGGATGGTGGCGATTCCGCTGCCCGAGGTGGCCCGCGAAGATCTGCCGAATACGGATCTGTATGAGGCGCTTTGCAATGTGTTGGCCGAGGTGGGCGATGTGAGTCGCGCGATGTCTGCTGCGCTGGCGGACAACCATCTCTCCGAGAGTGAGATGCGCAAGCTGGAGCGAGAGTTTGAAGAGGCGACGGCTTCTGTGATGGTGCTGCGTGAGTTGCTGCGGGTGCGTGCGCAGCGTGATGCTGAGCGGTTGCAGCGGCTGCGTGGCAAGGCGTGATTGACGGTTTTTTGAAGCGCGAGAGCGCATGGGAGAAGTGATGCAAGGCTGTAAAGCGAATTGCGGTGGGCTGGCGAAGCTGTCTGAAGAGCACGCAAAGCAGATCGCGGATGTGCTGTGCGGGATGGCGGCGAAAGAACGCGCGAGCTTTTCTACGTCGATGCCCGCGCGTCTTAAGGAAACTCGTGAAGCCCTGACGCACGAGTTGAGGCTATTGGCGGAGGTTACTGAGCCCGCTCGAAAAGGTAAGCGGAATAAGCCTCGATGAACTGTTCGCAGAATTGGGCCATCGCTTCGCCAGATTTTTCGTTCGCGTGCAGGCCATTCTGAAACAGGGTGGGCTGAGTTTCCAGGATCTGGTCGAGCAATTTTTCGGCGGCTTTGCGCGCCTCAAGCATGTCCAAGTGTGTCATGTGAAAAGTTGTGAGTGGTTTTCGTCGGGCGTCTGACCCCGACGAGGCAGTGTTGCCGCCAGAGGTTGGGGCGGCAACCACTAGGGCAGGGTTGTATCGATTTTTGACAGGGCTGGATCGCGCATGACACAAACGCAGAGCAACACGCCACGCTTTTCACACGGCATGACGTGCTGCAAGGCGGGGCGTGTTGCTGTGGGCTTGTCGTGTGAGCGCGTCGATCAGATGTGTTGTGCATGGCACCGCATTGCGGGGGCGTTCAAGCCTCGCGGGTTGGCGGTGCTGTCGAAGTTTGCGGAGCATCTGCTGGATGCTTGCGCGTGGCCGCTGGCTGATGTGTTTTGGCCGTTCAATGCGGCTGGTGAGTCTTCTGCGCTGGCGTTGGCCTGCGCGTCGCGGTATCGCGCGATTTCAACTGAGGCGGAGCGCCTCGCTTTTCGATCCACCGTTGTTGCGTCGACGTCGCCGGAGTTTGTGGCGGTGTTTGATGTGCTGTGTAAGGCCGCGCCGCTGCGGCTGTAAGGGCGATTCCATGGACATTCCTATCGAGGCCGTTGGCGCTGTTTGGGCCAAGGGCAGGGCGGCTGCATTGTCTGGCCGTCCGTTGGATGAGGCGAACGAGTATCCGGCTGGCAGCGCGCATCACGCGGCGTGGCTGGCGGGGTATATGGGCTTGACGCGCACCTATGGAGGCGAGGGTGTCGGCGTATCGGATCAATGATCTTGAGTTGAGCGCGCTGGCCGGGGCGGGTGCGGAGATCGCGCATCTGTACCTGGTGGCGCTGCGCCCGCGTATGGACTTCAGGACGGGCGTGGTGGGGCGCGTGGTGCGGATCTCGTATCAGGCGCTGCGTGAGTGGACGGAGCGCACTGCGCGCCGTGGCGTGCGCTACCTGGCGCATGACAAGTCGAAGCTGCAACGGATGCTGGCGCAGCTGGAGAAGCTGGGGCTGCTGCGCCGGCTTGGCGGGCAGTACGAGCTTGTTTTTGCGTGCCCGTTGGCGGATACGGATTCGTGCGTCCAAAAGAAAGCCGGTCGAGGTTCGATACACCCGCAGGATGGCTATGAATTCAATGCTGATGCGGGTTTCAAGGATGTGCCGGAGTCTGTGGATAACGCGAAAGCCGCCACACATCCGTATTCCGGTAACACCTATAAAACCAACCCCCCTAACCCCCCACGCCGGGGGCGTGAGAAGAAGGAGATTGAGTCCCCCACGCCTGCGGCGCGGGAGGATCGAAACGGCCCCCAACACCGTCGCTCGCGGCGGCACCGGCTCTCAGAGGAACGTGGTCAGAACACGAGCGTGGTTGGGGATGGGCTTGCAGAGAGTGAGGATGGGCAGGGCGTGGCGTGGCAAGCAGACCTTGCCTGGCCGGTTGACCTCAGAGGGCCGGAGCGGGCGCGTGTTGCGCGCATTGTGGCTCGGGCACCTGCGGCCATGAGGCAGATGGTGATCGACGAATGGCGGGGCCGTATGGCGGCCGGTGGTGTGGACGATCCGTTTGCGATGCTGGCGTACCACGCGAAGCGGGCGAGCGATCCGGACTGGGCGCCGTCGTATGCGGCTGCGGTGCGTGAGTCGCGCGAGCGGGCGAGGGCGCTGCGGCGCCAGCAGGAGGAGGCGCTGGCGCGGTTGCAGGCGCAGGCGGAGCAGGCGGTGGCTGGGCTGCCGTGGCATGCGGGCCGGTTGCGGCAGGCGTTGCGCGAGGTGCGGCATGACGGCTGAGGAGGCGTTCGATGCGGCGCGGCTGGCGGCGTCGGGCAAAGGTGAGTGGCCGTCGCGGGCGGTGTTCTGGTCGGCGGTGCGGTTTGGGATCAAGGCCGTTGAGGCGGCGCGCTGGGCTGATGCCGAGGAGCGGTGGTCGGCGCTGTGGCAGGTGGCGGTGGCTGAGCATCTGCCGCCGATTCCCGATGCGCCGTTGGTGGGGGCGCCGGCGGCTGTGGTGCAGGCGGAGCGGCAGCTTGCGCGCATGCGTGAAATCGTCGGATCAAGGAGGCAGGATGTATTGCGCTAAGCCGCGTGAGGTGACGAGGCAATCTGCGTTGGTGACGAGCGAGGATCAGGCGCTCGATGATCTGCTGTTGGAGTGGTTCCGCTGGGAGGCGCAGTATTCGGGCACGAAGTGGTATTCGAACCGGGATGCGACGTGCGGCGGGTCGGCCAGCTCGCGGCAGTGGATGTCGACGGACGACATTCACGATGCGAGCGTGGATGCGTGGCAGATGCAGCAGGTGGCGGCGGCGATGGAGGCGATCTCGGGCGACCATGCGCTGGCGATTCGGGTGGAGTGTCGGAATCGGCTGGGGCCGGGCGTGTGGCGGAACCCGCGTGCGGGGCTGCGGCAGCCGCTGGCGTATGCGGCGGCGAAGGTGGCGATCAGGCCGTGGATTGTTAAATTCGGTGTCGAGTATTGATGGGGGCGGGGCGCGTCGCTTACAGTTCGGTTCGTGGGGCGACGTGCGCCCATAGAAAATGAAAGCCCGACCGGATTGCTGTGTCGGGCTTTTTGTTTAGGTGGGCTTCATTGGGAGCTAGGAGCACCGGCGGCATGCGTCGCGCCATGTTTCCAAACTGCTTCACAGCTTGCCAATCGCGCCTCCAGGTCGGCGATTGCTGGTTCCAAATAGGCCAACACGTCCTGCGGACCGGAAAGGATTGGTGCGACTTCCGGAAATCGAAACGACATCACATTTGCGATCGGGTAAGCGGACCTAATTGCCTTCCCCATAATTTCATCGGCGCTCTGAAAAACTAAGAATGCGTTATAGCCGTGGTCGCCGACGTCCGGGCGGAGGCTGTGTTCGATCCGGACACTCTTGGGGATATCCCAGTATCGGTCTCGGCAAGTCTCAATGCGCTCCAACAGTTCTCGAATACGCAGGCTGAAAATGTCGCTCTGAGCTGACTGCATTACGTTGGCTAAGGAGGTCACCACAACATTTGTGAGCTGGGCCGCCTCAATTGCGCCGCTTTGGAAGCCGGCTTCGCAGAGCAGAATGCCGCGATCTGCACCGATCTCCTGCACGATGCTCCGCAACGCGAGAACATGCAGTTTCGAAATTTTGCTCTTCCAATGTTTGCATTCGATCACCCACGTAACGTCAAAGCCGACGTGGTTCATCTTCACAAGCACGTCGATATCGTGCTGTGTCCTGACACCCTGCACAGTCACATTGGTTTGAGCGTCCAGGCCAAGGCTTCTAAAAAACGCCGCCGCTTCTTCCTGATAATCGTGCCAATCAACCGCCATCCCGCCTGCCCCCGCAACAGCCAAAGAGATGGCTATCGTACCGGACTCCCCGTTGAGGAGGTGCGCCCGCGAGCCGAAGGCAGGTCGGGGCAGTGACCTGCCGACCGGCCGGCCCCGGGGGCCCCCCGGCACGAGGGGTATTGCGGGGGCGCTCACCCGCGATTCTTCGTTAGCGGCCAGTTTTCCAGCTTAGTGAAATTCACCTCCGATGAGGTGAAACGGTGAAATCATGAGTGAAACGATCCTCCTGACGCGCTCCGCGTTCGCGGCGCGCCAGAACTGGTCGCCCAGCTACGTCACCAAGCTCGGTAAAGAAGGGAAGCTGGTCACCACGCCGGACGGCAAGCTGGTCGACGTCGATGCCACGCTCGCGAAGATCAAGCGCGGCGCCGACCCCGCAAAGGAAGCCGTCCGCGCCCGCCACGAAGCCGCACGCATTGACCGCGACGTCTACAGCGCAAGAGACACAACGCCCGATGCCGACCCATCCCTCGGCCACGACTTCCAAGCCGCCCGCGCCGAACGCGAGTACTACCAGGCACAGCTAGCCCGCACCGAATACCAGTGGGTCTCCGGCCTACTGGTCAGCCGTATCGCCGTAGAAGACGCCGCCGAAAAAATCGGCGCCAACCTACGCGACCGGATCATGGGCCTGCCGCGCCAGATCGCGCCCGAGCTTGCCTCGATGACCGACCCATGGGCCGTCGAGCGCCATCTCGAAACCGCACTGCGCAAAGTGCTCGACGACATGATCGACCACGGCGCCGCAGTGCTTTCCGAATCCATCAACGATCCCGACCGCGGCAAGTTGGCCGACCTGTCACGCGCGGGGAAAGAGAGGTACGGCTCCATAGAGCCCATCGACACATCGTGAGCCATCCCGACGGAGCTGCACTGTTCGCCCGCGCCTTCCTGGCCGGCTTGAAGCCCGACCCCGAACTGTGGGTAGACCAGTGGTCCGAAGACTTCATGGTGATCCCCGACGAGTCGGGCGCCGCCGAAACCGGACCATACCGCTCCGCGCGCACGCCGTACGCCGTCGAGCCCATGCAGTGCCTGTCCCCCGCGCATCCGTGCTTGCGCGTCGTCGCCATGGTCGCGTCGCAGTTGTTCAAGACGCAGGTCGCGTTGAACTGGATCTCGGCGACGATCCACCGCGCGCCGGCCAACTTCCTCGCGCTGCAACCGACGTTGAACCTCACACGCCGCTTCTCCGCACGTGTGGCCAAGACAATCGATGCCGTACCCGTCCTGCGCGAGCGCGTCGCATCGGCCC